AAAGAAAATGAGATTGATCAAATATCTAAGACAATAGCTTATATAAATTTAGCTATGGCTAGTGATGATAAAAGTATATCAATAGCGTTATCTGAGGTATTACAGGATGCATTAGCACAAGTAAAAGACTTTAGGTCTTATGTTGAAAATCCAAAAAATATTAATTCACCAGAGTATGTTTCTTATGTTTTAAATTTTGATAAGTACATGAAGACATTTGAGGGTCTGTTTATACTTAAAGATTTAAAAGGATTAAACAAGACTCAAAAGAACTTAATACTTTCATTACAACAACAGCTTAATTTACTTAGTGGTGCTGGTACTGACACAGGAGGAATAGTAGGTACTGCATTGAAAGACTATGTAAAAGAAATAGTCAGGTTAAAATCAAGCAATGATTATGGCGGTAAAAATAGTTTATTTACTGAGAAAGACTTAGAACTTTTAATGGAAAAAGCTGCAGATATTAGTGATGCGCAGTATTTAGTTGATGACATAGCAACATCTGGAGATGTTTTATTATCTGTAATGGATAAAATAAGAAAAGCTCAAAATCAAAAACTATTAGATCTTGTTGGTCAAAGAGAAACAGTTATTAGAGCTGCAGGTCAAAAGCTTGCAAAATTATCTCCAGAATTAAAGCTTGATGAGCTTTATAAGTTTATGTTAGAATATGATGCTGACGGTACTTTCAACGGAAGGTATGTAACAATAATAGGTGAGCAATACTGGGCTATACAAAATGAACTTAGAAGTAAGTTATATGATAATGAAGGTACACCCTATCAATATAGAGATGTATTTGATTTAGAAACTGCAAGTCAAGAAGATATAGATTACAATATAAATCTAGCTGCAAATAAACAAGCATACGGAGACTTCTATATAGCAGAAGAAAAAAGAGAGGATGGATCATTACGTCCATCTGGAATGTATCATAAGTATACTCAAGAGTTTATAGATGCTAGAAATAAACATGAAGTATGGATGCCCGGTTCTGAAAGTAATAAACGGGGTATCTGGGTACATAATAAAAGTGCTGTATCAGATGCTGAGTATGCAGTATTTGTTGCAAGATATTATGAACCAATAGAATATACTAAAGCTGTTAGAATTAATGGTGTAGTAACAGGACAGATTATACGAGATCGTCAAGGTATGATGGTTCCTAAAGTAGAGTTTAGAGAAGTATTATTAACTACACTTGATGGACGCAACATGAAAAATCCAAAATATGACGCTATAATGAGTGGTACAGATGCAAAGTCTGTAGCTGAAAGAGAGTTTTATAATTTGTATATTAAAATGTATGAAAAAGAATTATTAAATAAAATTCCTATTGGTCAAAGAGCAAATATGCTTGGTAGAGTTCCTTTAGTACAGAATAAATTGATGAATGAAATTAAAGATAAGGGTACTATATTTACTAAGTTATACGCTAGTATGACTGAAAGTAAAGTCTGGAATATGTTTCAGCAAACATCAACTCAAAAAAATGTTATATTAGATAATCAAGGTTATATAATAGATCAAGTACCTGTATATTATACAGGTAGACCTAGGTTAGATAATGATATTGCTGATCTTCAAAAAGAAATAGATCTTTTAAAATCAAGGTATAAAAAGAATGATATTCAAGATCAGAGATATAATAAAGAAATAGCGTTACTAAATGGTAAAATGGTAAGGTTAAGAGCAACACCAAGTAGAGGTCAAGTTAGTACAGACATGGCGTCTAGTTTACTTAAGTTTAGTGCTATGGCGCAGAACTATGAAACAATGGGTGCTGTAGATGATACGTTAAAAGCTTTTGTAAAAGTAATAGAGCAAAGAACTTATACTCCTGCTCCTGGGTTAAGACTAAATCTAAAGGCAAAAATAAAAGATAAAGTTGCTGAAAATCTAGGAACTAAAGCAAATACAAGTACACAAGAAAAAAATGTAGTACGTAGAGCTAAGAAGTTTATGTCTATGATTCATTATGACAATGAAAATATCACACAAGGCGCTTGGGATAAAATTGCAGGTGGTATTATGCAAATGTCTTCTTTATCATATGTAGCATTTAATCCATTTGGTAACTTTAATAATTACTTGATTGGTAGGATTAACAACAATATTGAATCTATAGGTGGTAGATTTTATTCTCAAAGTGCTTTTAAAAGAGCAACTTGGGAATATAATAAAAGAGCAATACCATCATTAGTTTATAGAACTGCACATGGTGGTGCAGAAGATTTTATTGACGTAGCAACATTTGGTATAATACCTGGGTTAGCTAAAGCTGACTACAATAAAAAATTACCTAACAGCAAGTACGAGGCATTTGTAGATATGTTCAGAATGATGGATAGCATGTCTGATATACGTGAACAAAGTTCAGATACGAAAGATGGTAAAAGTTGGTTTGATAGAGCAACTGAGTGGGGTTATATAATGCAGGATGCTGCTGAGTATAATTCTCAAACTAAAGTAGGTATGGCTATACTTATGGATACCTATCTTAAGAATACCAAAACAGGTGTGCAGTTATCATTTTATGATGCATTTGAATATGATGCAAAAACAAATAAGAATAAAATTAAAGATGGCTTTGATAAATTAATCAAAAAAAATGGACAAGAAGTACCTTATACTGATGATGTTAGATATGAAATGAGAAATGAGATTAGAGAGGTAAATAAACAAATACATGGTAATTATTCTAAAGAAGATAGAATTGTTCTTCAGTCAAGTACACTTGGTTCTTTAGCGCTTCAATTTAAAAAATGGTTAGTTCCAGCAATTAAGGCAAGATATCAAAGGGAATACTTTGATCAAAATTTAGGATGGATGGAAGGCAGATATAAATCTGCATTTTCATTTATAAGTTATGTTAAAAAAGAACTTGTTCAAGGTAACATAAACTTTAGAACAATGGGTAAAGGATATCTTAATCAACAAGTTAATGAGTATACTAGAGAAAAGTTTGGAGAAGAAGGGGTGAGAGATTATGGACAGGGAGGAAACATAGATCAAAGAGCTAAAAACAGGTTATTTGGTTTTTATAGAACTATGGGTGACTTGGGTATTATGCTTAGTACTATGCTTATTTCTTTGGCATTTGATGATATACTATCTGGAGATGATGATGATAGTGATACTGAAAAGAGATTTAAGAATTTAACTAGATATCAAGCAGATAGAGTATATAAAGAACTTGTGTTATTTATGCCTTCTTTTGCAGGATTTAAACAAGTTGAACAAATGTTTAACTCTCCTATTGCCGCATCAAGATCAGTAAATGAGATGTCTGAGGCTTTTGAAATGGTTTTCCTTGGTGGTTTTATACATACAATGGCAAAAGTAACTGGAAAAGAAGAAGCATTTTATGCTAACTCTAATTATGTATATCAAAAAGGTAAAAGAAAAGGAGAACTAAAGGTATATAAAAACATTAAAGATGTTTTCCCAATACTATATTCTATTCAAAAATGGGATTCATACCTTAAGAATTCAGACTTTTATATTAAATAAGACAAATTTGCAGGTTTAATATTAGTCTTAGTCAATTGATATAATTATATTATAGTATAAACCTCTAAGTAAAAAATAAAAAATGCAAACTAAAATTACATTAGTGGTACTATCATCATTTTGTACATATCTGTGTACATATTTCTTAAATTTATCAATGGATAATATGGAACAATACTTAGCTGTGGTATCTGTATTGTGGTTAGACGGCATATTTGGAATATGGGCAGGTGTAAAGAGAGAAGGCTTTAAAACATATAAAGCACTTAAAATAATTAGAAATACAGCTGTGTGGGTTGCTATACTTACTGTAACACTTACTGTAGAAAAAGGATTTACAGGAACAGCTTGGTTATCAGAGGTAGTTATGGTCCCCTTTATATCACTTCAGTTGATGAGTGCTCTTAAAAACGCTTCTATGGCAGGTTTAATAAAAGCTGATCAACTTAATAAGATTTTAGATATGATTGATAATCATAAAGGATTAAGAAAATAAAAAGGGGCCAAATAACATGACCCCTCTTTTATAAAGCTTATCCTTCACAGGATGAACATTCTAAAATATTACGTGCAAAATCTTGAGCTGAACTTTTACTAAACTGATAGTATAATGTTTTAATCCCTTCTTCCCATGCATATAAATACAACTGATTAATCTGCTTAGCAGATACAGATGGATCAATCATTAAATTTAATGACTGTGATTGATCAATATACTTCTGCCTTTGTGCAGCTTGTAATACTATTTCTTTAGGAGAAATTTCAACAAAAGATTTAAATACTTCTTTAGTGGGAAAGTCTAGATGTTGTACGCTACCATCTTTTTGTAAAATAGACTTCCAGGTTTTATCTGTATTTAAACCATGCTTTTCAAGTTCTTCTTCTAAGAATGGGTTTCTATATATAGTTTTAGATTTAGCTAGATCTTTAATGAAATAGTTAGACTTAATAGGTTCTATACCCATAGACACAGCACCATGTATAAATGAACTAGACTTAGTAGGTGCAACAGCAATAAGAGTGGTGTTAGCATATCCTTCTCTAAGACATGTGTAGTTATACTGATTATGTAATTCTCTTGAGGCAATTTCACTTCTATCTTTAA